TTGCGCTACCCGCGCTCAGTTCGCTAGTCAGGCGCTTTGTAAGCTGCGGGATGCTCTCGCCCTGTATGATGCCTTGCGCTATCGCGTTCTGTACCCTTTGAGCGTTCCAGCGATAGTCCTTCTTTTCGTTGATTTTCCACTCAGGGAGCATCTGCGGGTTTTCTTTCAGCAGCCGTTCAACGGTGTGACGGTCGTACATGTCGAAGCTCACGCCGCCGTTAAAGCGGTTTTGGATGTCGCGCGCGGTGCTGTTGGCAAAGCGCGCAAACACGTTTTTTGACCTGTCCCCCACAAGCTCACGTGCCGTTCCATCAGCATCAACATAAGTCTTTGTGATATCGTCCAATTTTTCCTGCCAGCGCTTACCGCGAAATATCTGCCTTTCCAGCCAATCATTGTAATCCTCTTGGCTGATTTTTCCGGATTCTAACCGTTTTTGCATTACTGCAATTTGCGCCTGATAATGCTTGGTGTATTCATCAAGCTTTTTTTTGACTTCTTTGGCAGCTTGTGCGTATGTCTCTCGTATATTGTCTGCCAGTCCCATTTTTTAAGCACCTCTCTAAACGTCCTTAAACGCCATTCTAAGGCGCTTTACGTTTTACCCTATGACTTACACCAGCAAATGCAAAAAACCGCAAATAGCCCCATCTAAGCAGGCTACAGCGCATCTTGGTCGCTATCGAACCTGCTGAGGTCAGAAATCCCTTTTCGCCGTATAATATCCGGGATTTCCTCGGAGTAGATGTTCGGCAATTTTGAAAGCAATGTTTCATCGTCAAGATACTGCGCTTCCAGCATCACCATCTGAACCTGTTCCATTTGGTTGCTAATTCGATTGCGTTTGAACTCAGGCGTATCATCAATTCCGAGCAATTTCAAAATTTGCTTGATAAACGTGATCAGCTGATATTCAAAATCGTCCGCTTCTTCGTCCATGGGCTGATAAGCCGCATCAATATGGTCGTTGGTCGCGCCTGCTGCAACAGTATGAACATCCAACGCGCCGAAGCTTTCATAAATGAGTGAACGTAGCTCGGACAAGCACGCCTGTCTGCTGGTCGCTGGTACTTCCTGCGTATAAGGCGTTACGCTGCTGTTTTCAGTATCAACCGAAGCAATATGGAGAAACTTCAATTGATCGCGGAATTTTATAAGCTCGTTTTCCGTCATTCCGCTTGCGTTTCCAAGCAACCAATAAATTTGCGCACAATCGTTTACGTCATTTGCAAACCCGGAATTGATCAAATCATAGGCATCAATCATCGATTTGATTCCTTCAAGCGTTGCAGTGTGCATACTGTTTCCATACAACGGAATAATAGGAAGCTGGCTATAGTTGCTTTCGCCTATCACTATATCGCCGTCAACTTCACTATGCTGGATTGTTTGCACATAACCGCGCTTTGGTTCGATTTCTTCAAGATCAAGCCCGGTGTGTTTTGCCTTAGTCCGATAGGTCGTATATCCATCTTCCTCATATAGCACTACGGTCACTGGCTTTTTGTCCCAATCAACAGACCAGAATCGCGCTCCCGCTTTCAACGTTCCATCATACTCATCGATGAAAGGCACAAATTCAGTCATCGGGAATACATGACCTTTGTCATGATTCCAAAATCCATAAGATACGCTTTGAATCAGCGCACTTTTTGCCATATTGAAAATGAACGTATCAAACCCTTGACCGAGTCGGTTTTTAGTCGTGTCCTTTGGCTTGTCAGCATCTTTCTGTTGCGATTGTTGAGAATCACTTGCAAAACTGATGCCATTTCCAAGCGAATACGTCAACCGTTGCACAATTAGCCTGTGAAGAAAATTACTGCATATCTGAATGTTAGTTGCAGTATAATCAACGACCGCAGCGCCGTTCATGTTGTATATTTTTTTCACGCTGTCAAGGATTGCGGTATTGCGCTGTTTGTAGTATTCGACAGCGGTCAAAGCAAATTTATACTGATCGCTTGACCTATACTGTGCAATCGCCGATTGAAGGAACTTGATCTTGTTCGGCGCATCCAAATAGTCCTGATACGTGTACAAATATTCGCTCATATTAGTCATCCTCGTCAATAATCATCCATGATTCGGGAAGCGTTTTGCACCAATCGCGGAACTCGTGCCACTCGGTCAGCTTGTGACCTTTGCGCTGCTTGCATATTTGTCGTAATGCCGCATAGCTGAACATCACAGTGCGCATCTGCAAAAAACCGCTTGGAAGATTCTCAATTATCTTGCGCCAGTAAAGCTTTTTCCAGTTTTCAAGCTCTGCCGTAAGATATGATTGCCGCTGGGTTTCCAGCCAGCCAATAGTGCTTGGGTCAACTTCTCCGCTGAACATTTCCTGACTGAACGGCTTTTTAGTAATAGTGTGCATGGTACTGCAACTAACCTTTTCAACGCCAGTCCTGTAAGTGTCGAATTCTTTCCACCAGTAAAACGGCGCAGTAATGTCAGCCCAAGCGACTATTAGCCGGAGATGCTTGCAATGTTCTGTACCAGCCAGCGCAAGCTTGTTTGATAGCGCTTTGTCTTTTTCTCCAACAGCGCCATCGGCCGTATCACTTTTAGCCCAGCTATCCATCGGATTTCGCATTGCGTGAATAGCGGAATTAATGCCCGCTACTTCCAGTGTCTTAATGTCAATCATCCTACTTAACCTCCAAATGCTGATACATATTCAGAACCTTTTCTGTCAAGCAATCTGCAAAGTACGGCTGCGCTATCTGGGGCGTCATCATGTTCTGCATCTTCGGTGAAGTCCATAATTTGCTGGATATACTCTCGGTCAGTTCCTTCCAGCCAAACGATGTTGTTCCACCATTTGCGCAAATACGTTGCAATCCGCTCATACTTGTTTTGCTTTTCATGGTAAATTCTCACTGGCATATCTGGCTCCAACCGTCTGATTTCCTTGCCAAGAAATCCCTTGTCGCCATTGTCCTCGCAGTAGATCGGAGCGCACATCAACCGTTTAGCTTCTGAAATAATACGCTCAATCACCGTGTCAACATGATTATGCCACATTCGACCGTAAAAGTAAAGAGTATCGCCAATTCTTTTTCCGCAAGTGAAAGCTGTGTAGTCTTCCCCACCATAAGCTGCATCAACCTGAGCAAGCCCATCACGAAGCAATTCAGGTTGATTAAAGAATTGTGGGGCTGTTTCAAACAGCGCATTTTCTGCGGCAATTATTTCAAGCTCATAGTTACAAGCAAACAACGACGGAGACATGGATTTGCGTATTTCTTCAAGTTCTTCTTTGCTTATAAGCCCAGTGTCATAACAAGTATATTTCTTGCCTTCTGGCATTAATGTATATGCATCTTCTTTGTGCCATCGGGTCAATGTATTAAATATTCTGCCATCGCGGTTTTTGATGTTTTGAAGTTCCTGATATATAAGTTTCGTTCTGTCTCTTTCCGCTTTGCTGATTCTGTCTTGAAGGTTGATTATATCATCCGTGAAAATCCTGTCATAGTGCTTGCCTGTTAGACTGCCACCTGTACCAATTCCGATAAGTTGCGATGCACCTTTCACATCTGTTGATAAGTTCGTGCTTATTTCGTTTGCTGTTTGAATCGTTAATCTTAAATTCACGCCATAAATACATTGCACAATATATTGAGTATGTGGATCGAGCAAAATTTTCTGAACTTGCTTTATAACTTCTTTTATATCTGTGTCAGTTTTTCGCATAAACATGGTTTTTAACCGTGGCAACAAAATAATAATTTCTGCCAAAGCAATAGAAACGCAAGTTGTTTTGAAACTGGCTCTGTGTGCCATTAGCGTTTCGTCTTTTTTTCCCGTTACCATTTCAATAATCCATTGCTCATGTAATGGCGTCAACTTTGTGAACCCTAACATATGAGCAAATTTCATTGGATGTTCAACTAATAAATCAATTGCTTGCTGTCGTGTCATATCTAAAATGAAGTCCTCCTGTCATATTGCGTTTGCCTGTGCAACATGATACTATTTTCGTTCTGTTTAACCCAGTTTTCCGAGCAGCATCTGCAAAACTTTCAAACGTTTCACCAGTATCAACACATATTATTTTCTTTTTATGTGGTTGCGCTTCTGATAAATGTTTTTTCCATTCTTCTGACAGTTTTATGCCTTTCATTGACTGATTGCCTTTTTTTGATTTAGAAAGTTTGTTTTTTGTTGATTGTGACATTCTTCCAGTGCCATTACCACCAGTGTCAATGTTGTAACCGTATTTTGCTTTGTCCGATTGATATTTTTTAATATAAAACTTTTCGAGGCTGTCTAAATCTTCTTCTTTGCAAGTACATTCAATTTCAAACTTGAATGCATCGGGGTTTTGATTGTACGCTCGTTGCAAATGCAGGTTTTTGTGTATACCAGTGCGTAAATCATGTCTATGGCAAGCCCATCGATGTTGTATGTCTATGCTTTGCCCGATATACACTTTATTGTTCGTTACATTTGTTATCTTATAAATACCTATCATAAAACGGCACTCCCTTCAATTGTATTATAATATAAGGAGTGCCGCTTGTCAATATTCAATTATCTTTTAATACTGCTTGCTCTACTTCATCAATAACACTTTGCTCAACTTCTGCCAGCATAACTTTCTCAACAGGTTTCTGCCCTACTGTATCTCGAAGAACTTCAAACGCTCTGACATTGCCCTTCATCACTTCCGAAAACAGCTTTTCCGTGATCGCTTGCGTTCCTGTGCGAACTACGCCTTTTTTATCAGTGTAGGTCTGTTCAAGCAGCAATTCAAGGGCTTTTCGGAGATCGCGTTTCTCTGCACGAGCACGGCCTGAAGCCTTCCCGCCTTTCGACGCTTCTTCTACAGTTAGTGAATGTGCACCGGGAATTAAATTTTTCTCATTCGCCATTTTTAATCTTCCTTGCTATATAGAGAAATGGAGTATCACAGATAGCAACAATTGCTTCAACAATTGATGTTGATACTGCAATGGTTAGTATTGTTTGAATATCGTAAATACCAGCGAACGCAAGTCCAATAAAACCGAAGTTTTCAAGGCAATTGCACAAAATGGTTGCAACGTTGTTTCTTAGCCATAGCATCTTGCCATCTGTTTTTTGTTTGATCTTGCTGAAAACATAAATGTCAGCCATGTTTGCAATGTAATACATTGTCGCACTTGCAATACTGATTCGCAGATTCAAGCTAAAAAGTGTACCCATGGCATCATGTGCATAATCAAATTCACTTGGCACATAAAGCAATGCTATCTGAGTGCTGACAATTAAAATAATGTTTGAGAACAACCCAATATTTATCGCCTTTTTTGCGTCTTTGGTCGAGTAGCATTCTGTAAGAATATCAGTAGCAAGAAATGTGCTCGCGAACATTACTGTTCCGATTGCTGTTGAAAGGCCAAAGATATTTGCATTCTTTGCCGTGATAATATTAGCAAGCACAGTTGCAAGACTTACCCAGACAATAACGCCAATCTTGCCAAATAATTTCTTGCAGAGTAACAAAATTGAGAACAAAGAAATGATCTCAATACCAATAATCAATTCATTCATAGCGAACTCTCCTTAGTTTTTTTGTTGCGGGTTTTTGCGAACCGCATTTTTAATAGGTTTTAATAACTTCAACAGGGAAATGTGTTACAACCTTATCCACAATTCCCTTAACTGTAAGCAAGGATGGATTATATGCAGTTTTGAGCATTTTACCCAACGTGTCAACTGCTGTTTCAATATTCATTTCTTTTCCGCTGATATTATCGCTTATATACTTCGCAACAGTCATATAATCCGGATAATATTCAACAGGAGTAAAATGCACTTCAAACTGAATATGATACCAATCTTTGCCAATAGCGCATAAGCATTCGGCAAACGGTTTCATGATAATTTCAGTGATGTTTTCTTTGTTTTGTACCATGTTACGCCTCCACAATGAACAAAATTTCTTTTGATTGTTTGGGA